TTGGAAAAGATAAAACAATGGATAATATGACAGTAAAAGAGTGTAGTAAATTAATTTATGTTCTGGAAGAGATACTTGAGTGGCAGGAGAAAAGAAAATTGAAAAAACTTAATTTGGAGGTTGAAGATGTGGAAGTGTAAGAAATGTGGAGAAGAAGTAGGACTAAGAAGGGGTATGTTATTCAAGTTAGATAAAAATAAAGATACTTCTGGAGATGATTTAAGTATACATGATACAGATTATTATGAATGTTCTCATTGTCATAATTATTCATATTCTGATGTGGAAGAGATAGCTGATTGGGAGGAAGATTAATGAAAGAAATTAATATAACAAAACACGCTTTAATGAGATATGCTTCAAGAGTGCATAAAGCAAATATTGTAAGTGACAGAACTTGGGATATCTGGAAAAAAGCAAACGAAGAAAAAATTCAAGAATTAGAAACAAATTTAAAAATTGAATTAGGAAGACTAGAATATATCTGCACAGCTTCTTATGATAAACATAAAAAAGCTGAGTTCTATATAAATGAGGATAAAATGATGACTTATGTAATTGTGGAGTCAAATTTAGTTACTTGTTATCCTATAGATTATGACTTAGATGCTGAAGGAAATAAAGCAATTTTAAATATTTTACTAGGAAACTTAAAAAGAGCTAAAATTGCTGAGGATAATTTTGAAGATAATTACTTTAAAGAAAGAAATAATTTAAAACAAGAAAAAGAATTAATCCAAGCTGAGATAGAGCTTTTAAATTCTAAATTGAAAAAACTACAAGAAAAAAGAGCAGGGATTGAAAGTAGACAACTTGAAATAATTGGAGAACAACAAGAACTAAGAGATCTTATAAAAGTCGCAGAAGAAAAAATAGTAAGGAGTAAATTAGCACTATAATTATAAGGTGATAAAATGGAAAGTACTGAAATTTTGGAGCTAATAAGGAAAGCTAAGGCGGGGGACAATGAAGCTACTGAAACTATTATTGAAAAGTATTTGAATGCAGTTAGAAAAATAAATAATAAATGGGGTGGAACTGATGATGGATTCCAAGAAGGGATTTTAGGAGTATATCAAGCAATAAAGAATTTTGATGAAAGATTTAATATAAAATTCTTAACATATCTTTATTATAATGTTGAATCAAAAATTAGAAAATTTGTTGATAAAGAGAGATATAGAGTTCCACAATATGTGATTGAAGGAATAAAAAAAGGTGAACGAGAACGATTACAATTTTCAGAAATAGAAAATTTTCAAATAGAAGACAATAGTGTAGATTTGAAAGCAACAGAAAGTAAAGTCTTTATAGAAAATATTATTTCTTGCTGTAATAGCAGAGAAAAAGAAGTATTAAAACTCTTGTTTATTGAAGGATATAATGGAGAGGAAGTAGCTAAAAAACTGGGAATAACAAGACAATATATATATAATATAAAAAATAAAGCATTTAAGAAAATTAGAAGAAAAATAAGAGAGGTTTAACCTCTCTTATTTATATTTACAAAAAATAGCTCTTATGGTATATTAAACTAGAAGGAGGGATAAATATGGCTAAAAAATATATAACTGTGGCTCAGGCTTCAAACAGATTAAATGTTTCAATAGGGACAATATACAATTATTGTAAAACAGGCACATTGGGTTATAGATGCATAAAAACTTCAAAAAGATATACATGGCAGATTGATTTGGAAAGTTTAGAGCTATTAGAAAAAGAAAGTACATATAAAAGTTCTCTCCAAATAAAAAAAGATTTACAATATAGCCTATTCTAAAAGAGTTCAAATACTCTTTTTTTTATGTTCAAAGAGAATAAAAAAACTTAAAAAAAAAATATATATATTTTGAAAAAACACTTGCAAAAATCAAAAAGATATGATATAATAAATACATAAGGAGGTGAAAAGATGAGTAAAAAGCAGAAAAAGCCAAAGAAAGGAGGGAAAAAATTAAATAAAAAAGAGCTACTACAAATGATAATCTTAATACTCGAACTTCTGGTCGTTGTTATTGAGCTAATAAAGATAATCATAGAGTAATAGCTAAGCAGTTGAGGGATAACAACCCTCCCTGCTTATATATTATATCAATTTTTACTCGTTGAATCAATGAAAAATATTTCAATTTTAACATTATCAATAATAGTATCAGCACTTATATTAGTAAATTTTTATTTTAAAAATTTAGTATTAGCTATAATCATATTAGTATTATGTATTTATAATTTAATCAGATGGATTAAATTAAAAAAATAAAAGGAGAGAATTATGGCATCAGGCGGGGCAAGAGAAGGAGCTGGGAGAAAAAAACTAGATGTAAGTAAAAAGAAACTTAATAAAACTTTTAGAATTGATCCTCAGCTTTTCAAGGAAATAGAGTCAAAATATCCAAATGAAAGATTGACAAATATAATAGAAAAGGCATTAATCGAATACTTAAAGAAAAATTAAATAACTATTAAAAAGCACATCAAATGGTGTGCTTTTTTTATTTTTACAATTTTTATAATCTTTACAAATTTTGTAACATTTGCTGACTAAAGAAGTTATAAGGAATGTAGAAAGAAAAAATAAAAAGGAGTACTAAAAATGGCAAGAATAAAACCTCCATTCGCATATTTTGGGAGCAAAGGGAGATTCTATAAAGAAATTAAGGAAATTTTTGAAAAAAATTATAGAGCGAATTTTATTGATTTATTTGCTGGAGCTATGGAGATTCCATTAAGCTTCAAGAATGAGTTTGATAATTTAAAAGTTTTAGCTAATGTTAAAGATGAAAAAATTGAATGTCTTTTAAAAGAAAACGCTTTAGAAGTCTATAAAAAGGGGCTTGAATATATTAAGCATGATTTGAGAGAAAATGCTAGAGATATATACAGTAATAACAAAGATAAATTTGAAGAGGAAAATAGAATATTTAAAAATATCTTTTCTGAATGCTGTCCATGCTGTGGGAAAAGATTAAAAAATAAAAAAAATCATGAAATTTTTAACGATAATGAAAAGATGGTTTTAAAGATTTTGATGGCTTTTGGAGGATGTAGTACAAGTTTATCAAATTCTTTTTACTCTCCTCAAAAACTAGAAACTTTAGAAATTTATCTAAAATCATTGAAAACAATTGAAATTACAAATAATTTATTCGATGAAAACATGGAATTTAAAGATAGCTTTATATTTTTAGATCCTCCATACATCCAAAAAATAAATAAAGAAGAAGAACAATTCATTGGTTATAACTATGCTAGTGATAAAGGAATTCATTGGTCAGTTAAAGATGACAATAGATTGATTGAATTTATAAAAAGAAATCAAAATAAAAATAATGTGTTTCTTGTTTTTGGAAGTGTAAATAATAATTTATCAAGGTTATTAAAAAATAATTTTGAATGTGAATTTATTGTAAAGGAATATAAAAGGGTAACATTTGGAAAACTAGCAGAAAAAGCTGAGTATTTCTGCTTAATAAAATAAAAATATGGAGGTGCTTTATGGATTTAGAGTTATTAAAAGCTAAAAAGCTATATGCACAAGGAAAAACAGCAAAAGAAATAGCTAGTGCTCTAAAAAAATCATTAGGCACTATCTATCGTTGGATAAAAGAAAATAAGGAAGAATTTGAAGAGGCTAGGAAATTAGCAGGAATGACTTTAGATGATGTGGTTGATTTACTAGATGAAACACATAAAAAAATATTAATAGAAATTTCTAAAAATCCTGAGCAATTCAAAGATCCAAAAACAGCAGATGCTTTAGTTAAAGTTGCAAGTGTTGTAGAAAAAGTAACAGCAAGAAGTGAAAAGAAAAAAGAACAAGCTAAAAAAGAAGTTGAAGAAGAAAGAGGGGTGTTGATAGTTGATGACATCAAAGAAAAGAAAAGAACTCAAGATATCTGATTTATTAACCCCTAAATTTCATTCGCTTTATTCAGCTTGGAAAACTAATAAATACACTCGTTTAATTTGTAAGGGGGGAAGAGGTTCTGCTAAATCTACAAATATAGCCTTAATTTTAGTTATTGACTTAATGCAGTATCCAGTCAACACGATTTGCTTTAGAAAAGTAGGAGAAAATCTTAGAAAATCAGTGTATGAACAAATTAAATGGGCTATTAAATTTTTAGGAGTAGAGGAATATTTTGAATATAAACTTAGTCCACTCGAAATTATCTACAAAGAAAGAGGTAATAAATTTATATTTATGGGAGTAGATGACCCACAAAAAAGTAAATCTATAAAAGAGGCTCAATTTCCTATTGCTCGCTACTGGTTTGAAGAACTTGCAGAGTTTAAGAATGAAGATGAAGTTGAAACAGTTTTAAATTCAATATTTAGAGGTAAGTTAGAAAAAGGGCTTATATATAAAGGCTTCTTTTCATACAACCCTCCTAAAATGAAGCATAACTGGGTAAACAAAAAGTATAACTATTCTTTTATAGAAAATAATGTATTTGTACATCATTCAGTATACTTAGATAATCCTCATATATCTGAAGAGTTTATAAAAGAAGCTGAAGCAGTTAAGGCAAAAGATGAAACAAAGTATAAACTTGTGTATATGGGTGAACCAATAGGCAATGGACTTGTTCCATTTCCTAATTTAGAAATAAGAGAAATAGAAGCTTCAGAGATTGCAGGACTTGAAAAATTTAGAAATGGAGTTGACTGGGGTTATGGAGTTGATCCACTAGCTTTTGTAAGATGGGGATATGATAAAAAGAAAGGTATTATTTATGCACTAGATGAGTATTATGGAGTAGGTTTAAAAAATAGAAATCTAGCAAACTATATTCTTTCAAAAGGTTATGATGAGTTGGTTATGTGTGATAGTGCTGAGCCTAAATCTATAGATGAATTGAAGGAATATGATATAAGTGCATGGGGTGCAAAAAAAGGTGCTGGAAGTGTTGAATATGGTGAAAAATGGCTTTCTGATTTGGAAGCTATAGTGATAGATCCAAAAAGAACTCCAAACATATCAAGAGAATTTGAAATGATTGATTACGACACTGACCGTGAAGGGAATCCTTTACCTCGTTTGTGTGATTCAAACAATCATACGATAGATGCAACAAGATACGCATTTTCTAATGATATGAAAAAAGGGAAGTGGGTATATGAGTATTAAAGAAATTTTTAGAAATTGGTTTTTCAAAGATTGTTCAGTAATGACTGGAGATGGGAAAAACTTTGAAGCAGCTGAATATATATCAACAATATGGGAACAACCTGGTTTCATGTTACCAATTAAGAAAAAAATAAAAGCTTGCCAAAACATTGAAATGGGTATTTATACAGGAAAAAAAGATGGGAAGAAAAAAGTGGATAATCATATTTTGAATAATTTATTTAAAATGATTAATCCTAATACATCATTCCAAGATTTCATAGATTATTTAATAGTTTGGTTAGAAGGTTCAAATAATGGAGTTTTATTAGAGCTTATAAAAGGATTGCCCTCACTTGCTCCTGATTTATATATACACTCACCAAATAATTTTACAGTGTATTTTGAAGGTAGAAGGATAAGGGAAATAAGAATCCATAATCCAGCTAAAATAATAACTGGGGATGAATTAAAAAACTATATGTGGCTTAGTTCTCCAAACTATGACAACATAATTGATGGAGTTAGTGGAAATGGAATAGGACAAGGAAGGAGCAAACAGAATGCATTAGCAATATTTGGTGCTTATTTATTCAAGGCTTGGAAATGGAACTGGAGCTTGGCGAATAATTTAGGAAAGCCAGGGGGAATCCTTCAAACAGAAGGTGCAGTAGATAAGGAAGATAGAGAAGAAATAAGAAGTAAATATTCAGCTCACTATGCTGGAGCTGAGAATGCAGGTAGTCCTTTAGTACTTGGTTCAGGGCTTAAATATCAGGATACTTCAAAAGCTCCTATTGATGCGGACTGGAGTGTGGCAGAACAAAAAGCACATGAAAGAGCAGCTATAGCTGCAGATGTTCCAATTGAATTAGTTGGTGGTGGTGATTCAACTTATCAAAACAGAAAACAAGCTAAAAAAGAGTTGTATAGAGAAGCTGTAATTCCATTCTTTAATAATTTAAAAAATTGGCTTAATTACTTATTAAGTGATTATTTAAAAAATGGTGAGTACATAGACTATGACTTATCTGGAGCAGATGAATTAAAAGATGATATAGCGGATATTATTCAAAAGTTGGAACCTATTAAAAATAGAGTAACTATAAATGAATATAGAAGGATTATATCAGAACTTACTGATTTAAGTTTGGAGCAACTAAAAGGCGGGGATGTCTTACTTATAAATGGTGGAGATATGACACTCGAAGAAATTACAGAACCAACAACGACAGAAGGCGAAAAGGCTGAGGATGTATGAAAAAGGAAGTTCAAAAAATAAAGGCAATTAAAGCACTAGAAAGAAGACTCAGTGCAAGGAATAAGAAAATTATAGAAAAAATATTCATTGAACTAAGAGATAAAGTAATTGCAGATAATTCAAAATCTTATGATGTAAAAATGATAATAAATATTGATTATGAATGGCTTTTGAAAAAGTTTAAAAGTGGACTTGAAGTAATTTATCTATATACATTCGAGGAGACTTTTAAGGGCTTTCAAAACATCTACAAAAAAGTAATAAAACCTAAAACTGTAAAAGGTATTAGAGATTATTTTTTAAAAAATTGGAATACAAAAAATGCTGGAAAACAAGCAACTAAAATGACAGCAACAACAAAAAATATTTTAAATAAGATAATTACAACAGGACAAGAAGAAGGCTTGTCACATAATGACATGGTAAAAGAACTAGTAAAAAATATTAATGGAATGACAGAACAAAGAGCTAGTACAATAGCGAGAACTGAAACAAGTAAGAGCATTAATACAACAAGTTATGAAACTGCTAAAAATGTGATGAAAGAAAAATGCTGGATACATGTTGGAGGAAAAAAGACATATAGACCACATCATAAAGCTATAAGCAATAAATGGGTTGATATAAATTATAAGTGGAAGTTAAAAAATGGTGTGGAAGCAGACTACCCACACCAAGATACTTTACCAATTTCTGAAATTGTGAGATGCAGTTGTTTAATTATTTTTAGATAAAAGGAGTAGGTATGTCAAAGAAAAAGATAAAAAAAAGAATTACTTTTTCTGATGAAACTTTAAATTTTACTTGTGAAATTGAAAAGTTTAAGGAAGAAGAAGGAGAACCTGGGAAATTTACAGGAATACTTGTAAACATGCAAAATGATAGTCTTGCAAAGGGTGTTTACAGATTTAAAAAGGGAAGTATGCAAGGAAATAATGGGAAGACTTTACTTCTTTTATACAATCATTATGGTGAACTTTTACCAGTTGGGAAATTGGTAGGAGAAGAAACAGAAAAAGGGTTTGAAGTTATGGGAGAATTCCATTTATCAAAAGATGATAATGGTAATTATATAAATCCTGAAGCTGTAAAATTATATTCACTCATGAAAGAAATGAAGCTACCTTTTGAAATGTCAGTGGGTGGAAATATTGTAGATTATAAAGAATATAGTGAAAATGGTAAATATTATATAGATATAAATAAATTTGAAGCTCATGAAGGAAGTTTAACACCTAAAGGTGCCGTAAAAGGAAGTAAAGTAACAAGAGTTTTTAATAAAGAAAATGGAGGAATAGAACAAATGGATAAGGAACAATTAAAATTATTAATGGCTGAATTATTAGCAAACTTTAAAACTGAGTTATTAGAAGCAGGAACACCTGAAGAAATTAAAAATTTACCTGTTAAATTCAATGAAATTAATTTGAAGTTTGAAGAAATAAAAACTGAATTAAATGGTGAATTCAAAGCAGAAATTGAAAAACAAATGAATGAATTTAATGAAGTTATTAAAGGATTAAAAGCAGATTTTAAAGCAACTGAAGAAGAAGTAGACGATGCAGCACAATTTAAAGCAATGCTATTAAATGTTAAAGATAATGGACAAAAAAATGAAATTATCTTTAATGAAGACAGCAAATTAGAATTTAAAGATATGACAGTTGGAGACGGGAAAACAGGTTCTTCAACAGGAAAAGCAATAGTAACAACAACAATAGTAAGAAAAATTTTAGAAAGAATACAAGATTCCAATCCAGTTTTAAAAGATATAACATTTATTAGCACTGATGATGGAGGCGTAACAATTCCAAGAGAAATGGCTGGGTTACCCGAAACAGGTTGGGTAGGAGAAATTGAAGAAAGAAAAGATACTGCTGTAGCAAAAATTGAAAATATAACTGTAAATATTTTTCAGTTATATGCTTTGCCAGTTATCACAAATAAACTTTTAGCAACTAACTATGTTGGTTACGCAACATTTTTATTAAAAAGAGTAGAATACGCACTTGGTTTAAGATTGGCAGATGCTGTTTTCAATGGAAGTGGTACAAATATGCCATTAGGAATTTTAAAAGATGTAGCTGTAACAAATCAACAAGAAATTGATACATCTGATGATGCAAAATTTATAGAAAGTATAATAGATATTTATTACTCGGTGCAAACTGATATTGCAAGAGAAGCAAAATGGTATATAAGAAGAGAAACTTGGCAACAAATTAGTAAGTTAAAAAATACTAACAAAGATTTTTACATAACAGATTTGAACACAGGAAATACAAGAACATTAATGTCAAGACCTGTTGAATTGATTGAATCAGAAGGCTCAGGACTAAAAATATTAAAAGATGCAGTTGCAACAACAGATCCAGTTATGGTTTTTGGGAATATTAGAGAAGGAATTTTAGGGCTAGAAAATCCAAAAATGACTATGAAACTAGAAGACCAAATAACATCAAAAGGGCTAACTAAATATTACATGGAAAAAGGTGTAGGTGTTGGAGTACAACTTCCTGAATATTTTGTAAAAGTAGTAAAGAAAGCCTAGTAAAAAAGCTCCTGGTATTTTTATATCAGGAGCTAAAAATAGGAGTAAATGATGGATAAAGAATTAGGATATGACTTAAATATAGCTAAAACTCTTACAGGAATAGAAGATGAAAAGCTTCTAAATTTTTATATAAATGCAACAATAAAAAAAATAGAAGTAATTTTAGGTTATGAGCTTGTAAAAGGACAAATAACAAGTTTAGTTAGTGGACTTAATAAAAAGTATGTATTCTTACCTAGAAAGAAAATTGAAAGGGTATTGAACGCTAAAAGTGGATGTAAAAAGCTCCCTTTTAGTTTTGTAAATAGAAAAGTAATATTTGATGAAATTATAACAACAGATTCTTATGTAGAAATAGAATATATAGCGGGCTATGATGAATTACCTGAAAATCTATTAATGTTCATCTGCTCAACCATAAAGGAAGAACTTTCTAATGCTGAAGGATTAAAGAGCTATGGGATAAGAGGGATAAATTATACTTTTTTAAATAAAATAGAACAATCTGACAACTTTATAAGAGGAGTAAGGGACTTATTTGGAGTTATAGAAATATGACAATTGTAGAAATTTGCCAAGAAATGGGATATTTAAGTAAACATACTGTAGAAATTGGAATATTAGCTATTGATAAAAGCTTAACAGGAGAAGATGGAAAAACAAGTATACTTGAATATGCAATATATAATGAGTTTGGAACTTCTAGCATACCTGCTCGTCCATTCATGAGAAATGCTTTGGATAGTAATAAAGAATATATAGGCAACTTAATAAAAACAGCTGTGGCTGATGTTGCAAAAGGAAGTATAAAAGGGAAACCCGCACTTATGAGAGTAGGAGAAACTATAAGAGGTTTAGTAATTCAAAGTATTGCTACAGCTCAGACTTGGGCAACTCCAAATAATCCAAAAACTTTAAAAATAAAAACTAAAAATGGACAAGCTAATAACACAAAGCCACTTATTGATAACAGATTTTTAATTAAAAGTATTAGGTATCAAATAGTAAATGAAAATGGGACAATAGAATATTTGTCAGACTTTAAGGATGTATAAGATGGATAAAGTTATTTTATTAAGTAAGCACAAAACAAATATAAAAATTATTTCAAGTGTTGAAGGAAGATGGGAAAAAGGGAAATATATAGCTAATGAAGAGAAAGAAAAGATTATAAAAGGGGTATATATACCTGTTTCATCTGATACTTTGAAATATTATCCTCAAGGTGAAATTACTTTAAAAGATATGGAATTGTTTACAAAAGAGAAACTAAAAGAAGGGGATATTGCTATTTTAAGAGATGAAAAATTTAAGATAATTGAAATAACTGACTTTGATTATCTAGCTGATATAAAAAGCTATATTTTAAAGAGGAGTACAAAAGATGATTAAAATTATAATTGAATTACTCAATAAAATGAGTAACATTCAAATTATACCAGCTTTTACTGCTACAAAGCCTCCTACAAAGCCTTATGCTACTTACCAAGTACTAAATATAAATAGTGCTGATTTTAGAGGATATACAGAGAGAGAATATATAAAACAAGATGAAAAATATCTTGAAACAACTGAGTATAGAATAATGACAAGACTTCAATTTGACATATATTCTGAAACTCAAGAAGAAACATTAGAAAATGCAATTGAACTAAGAGAATTAATCCTTTTTAATGCAAGAAGAGAAATCAACAGACTTGATGCTGGAGTAGTAAAAAGTAGTGAAATAAAATCATTAAATGAATTAATTAATTCAGAGTATGAGTATCGTTGTACTTTTGATATAGTTTTTGAATATATGAAAGTAACAAAAGAAAGAGAACTTGAATTAATAAAAGAAATAGAATTATTGGTAAATAATAAAAATAAAAGCAGGATAGCAAGGAGGAAAGAATAATGGGAGTATATAGAGAACCGATAAAAGTAGTATTAGAACAAGAATTGAATTTGACAATTGCTTCATTAAATAAAACTCTTATAGTTACAAATGATAAGAATGCAGATTTTAAATATTATATGAACTCAAAAGATGTTGCTAATGATTTTGGGAATAATTCAAAAGTATATAAATTAGTGGAGAAGTTTCTAGGACAAAGAGATGGAGATGGTAATATTTTAAAACCTGATTTCTTTGGAGTTGTTGGAATTACTGCGAGTGGGCAAGAAAAGATAGAAGATAAGTTGAAAGAAGTACTAAATGAAAATTTAGATAAAGAATGGTACGCTCTTATAACAACATTTGATAGTGTTGAAACAATGAAAGCTGTAAATTCTTTTTTAACTGAAAATAGAAGAATCTATATAACAGAAGTCAAAGCTTATCCATTAGCTGATACATTAAAGTCTGATAGAATTGCACCTATTTGGAATTTAAAAATGGATGAAGCGGATAGGGAGTATAAAGCAGCTGCTTATGCAGGAGTAGTTATAACAAAAGGTGCAGGATACAGAAGCTCAATGATAGAACTACAAGGAGTAACAGCTGACACTGAATTAGCTAAGAAACCTGAACTTACAAAGAATAATATTACATTTGTAGAAAAAAGAACATCAGAAGGCTATATAACAGCCAATGGTGGAAAATCAACAGATGGAACTTATTTAGATGAAACTACTTCAATAGACTGTATTATTGTAAATCTTAATGAAAATTTAGAAAAAGCAATGATAAAAAAAGGGTTCCCACAAGATGAAGAAGGGTATGCTTTTATAGAGGAGACATTGACTAATGTTATGGAAGAAATGGGAGCTAATAAATTAATTGCAAAGTTAAATGGGAAATATCAATATGTAGTTTATCCAGTTAATCAAACTGCAACAGAAAGAGGGCTTAGAATTATAAGACCAAGAGTGCTTTTTAGAATTAGAAACTGGGGATATTACATGGATTTAACATTGGTAAAAACTAATAAAGATATTGGAGGGAATAAATAATGGTTGACTTAAGTAAAAAAACTTTTATTTTCAATGGCTATACTTTTAAGAAATGGAGAAAGTTGAGTGTTGGAGCACCTGAGGATCCATATAAACAATCTGATAAAAGTATTTATGGGGAAAGAAGAATAATATACTCACCTGACTCAAATATAGAAATAACTATAACTGTACCAACTGGAACAGAAGATGAAAAAATACTTTTAGATGCTTCTGAAAATGTAATAATTGGATCAGGATATTTTAAAGATAGTTCTAATCCAAAATACAGTAGAGGGGTAAGTATAAAAGAAATTGGAGTCAATAAAAGTGAATTAGCTAATGATGGAGAATCTGATTCAAGAGAATTTAAACTTGTATGTGCAGGAGTCAAGGAGGTAATGAACTAATGGAAAATAAAATAAATAAAATAGAACAACAAGAATTAAAAAATAAGGAATTTTTAAAAAAAATAGAAGACAAGAACATAACAAATATAAGTTTTAAAGCTGAAGGTTTAGGAGCTTTAGAATTTAATTTGATGATGACAGGGAAAGATTTTAAAACAATAGAGAGACCTTTTAGAATTGAAAGAGTTTCAACAGATACATTTTTTAAGCTTTCATCTGAAAAAGATGAATTAGCAATAGGTAAGAAATTATTGAATACTTTTATAGCTCAGCCTGCGGAAGCTAGAGACATAGAATTTTTTAATATGGATCAAGAAGCTTTAGAAACTATTACAGTGATTATAACTGAATTTCAACAAACTCCCTTTTTATTCATTAAAAACTTTGGAGAAAATAAGGAAGATTAAGCAAGGAAGATTTGATGTTTGTTTTGAATCTAAGATTTCATACTATAAAAAGCCTGTTGAAGATCTATGTTATGAAGAATATATGCTTTTACAATTAGCTTGGGCTGATTATGTAAAAAGAAAAAATAAAAATTAGAAAGGAGGGTTAGTGATGTTAGAGCAGTTATCATTGGTTTTTAAAGTTGTAGGAAATGGACAAGCTTCTTTGAATCAAATTAGTTCTCAAATTGGAAATTTAAAGAATAATATGTCAAATTTAAAAAATAGTGTTAGTTCAGCATTTGGAAGTCTAAAAAACGCTATTGGTTCAGTAAAGCAAAGTTTAGTTGCTTTTAAAAATAAAATTAGTACAACTTTTAATTCCTTGAAAGCTAAAATAACAGCTAACTTTCCAGCTATTTCAAAATTAAGAAATGGTTTTATTTCACTTCGGAGAGGATTAGGAAATTTTGGTAATTATGCCCAGCAACAATTTCAGAAAAGCAAAGAAAAAGCAAGTACACTTCTAAGTGTCTTAAAAAGAATAGCTACAGCATTAGCAGCAGGTTTTACATTAAAAACTGCTATTGAAGGTGCTGGGAATATTGAACAGTATAGAAATACACTTGAAACTGTATTGAAAGATTCTAATATGGCAAGAAAGAAACTAGCATGGGCTAGCAGATTTGCTAATAGAACTCCATTTGAAACAGATGAAGTAGTTGGTGGAATGACAAAATTACAATCTTATGGAATTGAAGGAGATAGAGTTTTAAAAACTACTAACAGAACATATCTCGAAATGATTGGAGACATGGCTTCAGGAATGGGGAAAAGTTTTGACCAAGCAATTGAAGCTGTTGCTGATGCAAGAACTGGAGAACTTGAAAGATTAAAAGAATTCGGAATTACTAAGAATATGATCGCTGAGTTTGGTAAAAGTAAAGGCTTAGAGATTTTTAATAATAAAGGGCAAATTAATGACTTAGAGTTATTTAATAAGACTTTATTTGAAATGATGGACTCTCGTTTTGGTGGAGCTATGGAAAAGCAAGCTAAAACATTTAAGGGAGGATTATCAACTATATCAGGAGCTACAAAATCAGCATTAGCAACATTGGCAGGAGTAAATGAATTTGGAGATATAGTTGAAAACTCTCCATTTCAAATTCTTAGAGATAGAGTTATCATACCATTGGCGAATACCCTAGTAAAATTTCAAGAAGATGGGACATTTACTAGATGGGCAGAAAATTTATCTAGTATCTTTGGTGAACTAATTTCATGGGGAGAAAAAATAATAAATTTTATTGTTAAGTGGAAAGAAATTTTAATTCCATTAGCAAGTGCAATAGCTGGTCTTTTTGTGATTAATAAGGTGATAGTTTTAATAGGAGCTTTAAAAACTGCATTAGCAGCTCTTTCTTTTAATCCGATTATGCTTGCAATTGGGGCTGTAATAGCTATTGGCGTCCTATTGTATAGAAACTGGGATCTTGTAAAAGAAAAATTAATTTCACTTTGGGATAAGATAAAAGGTTTTGTTAAGGTTTTCTTACTTTTTTCAGGAATGGGTTTAATAATAAAACTAGGACAATTATTAATAGAAAATTGGGAGAAGATTAAGGCTAAAATATCTACATTATGGGATAAAATTAAAGCTTTTGCTAAAGCATTATGGGATATTGGTAAAAAAATATTTATGTGGCTTAGCCCAATAGGTTTAATTATTACTGTTGGGAAACTGATAATAGAAAATTGGGATTTAATAAAAGCAAAGTTTGCTGAATTAGGAAGTTATTTATATAACAAAATAATTGATATAGGGAATTTCTTTATAGGATTAAAAGACAAAGTAGTTGATGTATTTTTTAACTTAATAGACAAATTAAAAGAAGTGTGGGAGACAATGAAGTCAACTGCTGCATCAGCTTTTGATTTTATATTAGATTATGTTGCTAAAATTTGGGAAAGTATTAAAGGTTTTTTCTCAGGTTTAGGTGAAAAAATAAAATCGTTACCAGGAATATCTTGGTTTTTTAGTGATAGTGAGAAAAAAAATACAAATGGCCCTATGATAGATGGAACTCATAAAACAGGACTTGACTATGTCCCTTACGATGGCTATATCGCTGAGCTTCATAGAGGCGAAAGAGTTCTAACTGCTGAAGAAAATAATGCATATTCAAGTACAGAAAGTAATGAGTTTTCTAATATAAGTAATTCAGCAAATACAAAAAACTCTAATAAGTCTGATAAAAAAATCATACTAAATCTTACTGTAAATATGTCTGGAACAAAAGAAATGGATTGGAATAGAATTGGAGAAATGATAGTAGAAAAATTAGAGGATTTGATGTTACAAAATGACATAGCTAAAGGGGAAATATAGATGTTTTCAATAACAAATATTATGAGTAAAGTAAGTAGTTTTCTAAATAATGTAAATTCAATTTCTAGTCGAATTGATAGTTATCTAAGAAAAACTCCACCAATTTTATTGGGAAATATAAAACTTCAATTAGTTTCTGGAATATCTGAAAGCTATTCGAATGATGTTCCAACAATTCCAATTGATGATGGAACTCAAATAGCTGATAACATAACACAAAATCCGTTAGAGTTATCATTTAAAGTTCAAATTGTAGGCTCTAATCACAAAGAAATTTTTGAAAAAGTTCTTGAACTTAGAAATAAAAGAGAACTTGTAGACTTGTATATGATTAAGTTGTATAAGAATATGGCTATAACAAGTATAGAAAATACTATAACTTCATTATATTATACAGAATTTACTATTTCATTGGTAGAAGTAAAGATTGCTCATGTTTCTATGATTCCTTCCCCTAGTCCAAAAGCTAAAGCAAGTGTTAGAAATACAACAAAAATAAAAACAACAGCAAAAGCTAAAAAAAATACAAAAACTATTACAAAAGCTGTTACTAAAGATAAAAGCTCAGGAGTAAAGGATTGGGAAGGAGATTTACAAAGTGAGCATATAAAACTGCCATAGATAATAGGAGCATAGAAATGAAAATAAATATAATGAAAGAATCTATTCCATATATAACTGATGTAACTATTGCAGGGATAACCTTTCAATTTGAATTTACATATAATTCTTATGATAAAAGAGTGTACATAACACTTTATGATATTGATGATAATTTAATATATCCAAATGAGCCAATTCTATTCGGGATCCCACTATGGTTCAATAAATTAGTTGATGAAAAAGGAAATTTTAATAAAAAATATCCACAAAAATATATTATCCCTAATACTTTAGATAGAAAAGCAATAAAAATTGATTATGAAAATATTGATAAAATTGAACTTTTAGTGGAGGAATAATGGATTTTATAGCAAATAGACCTATTTTTCCTAGAAATTCTTATCTTATTATAAATGGTGTAAAACTAGATGATCATAATAATGATGGTTTAAAATTTGATGTTGATGTAAAAACAGGAGAAGAAGGAAAAGTAGGGGTAGGAACATTCAAAATATATAATTTAAGTCAAGATATAGAAATAGGAAGCGAGGTAGAACTTTGGTTTGGTTATGCTGAAGATATTGGCTATTATTCAAAATATGAAGTTATAAAAAAGAAAAGAATAAAAGAAAGTTCTTCATTTATTCAAGAGTTAACTTGTTCAGAGAGAACTAAAAATAGTAGTAAGATAGTTTCATTAAGTTTAGATGGGAATACTAGGATATCTGAAGCAATAAAAGAAATTACTAAAGAAATGGGAATAAATCTTATTTCTATGGAACTTAATAAAGATAAAATTTACACTAATGGTTTTACCTGTTACAGTCAAGGATTTCAGGAGTTAAGAGAATTAGTTCAAGACTCAGAGAGCAAAATGACTTTAAAAGGTGATGATCTTTATATCTATACAGATAAACAAAAAGATCAAGCAATTTATTTAAGCTTTGAAAGTGGGTTGATTCATAATCCTGAAGCTGTTGAACAGCAAGAAAAAGAAGTGAAAGTAAATAAAAAATCTGATAATAAAAAAGCAAAGAGTAAAAAAGATGATAAATGGGAAAATGAGCAAAAAAAGAAAACTATAAAAGAGAGTAATAAATATGACTATACTATTGAATGTTTCCCAATTCACTACATAAAAAAAGGAGATGTAATATACGTTGAAAGTGATGATGTAAGTGGATTTATGCAAGTGGAAGAGGTAAGTATTAGTCTAAGTGATAGCTGGAATATGAAATTAGGAGTTAAAGTGATGAAAGATGATGGAAAACATAAGGATAATTCTAGTAAAAATACAAAAAATAAGAAAGGGTAGATTTGTAGATGCTGAGCCTTTGTTTAGTCCAAATGGGGTTGCTCTACCTGTACTTCGTAATGTTCCAGTGGCATTATTTGGAGATAATAAAGATCATATTGATTGGAATATTAAAGAAGGGGATATAATGCCATATTTTGTTTTAACCTTTGATATTTCTTCATATATAAGTCAAGGATCCCATGATGTTATGGATTCGAATAGAAGGAATAACTTAAATAATGGTTTTATTTTACCTTTCACAATTCCAAATGCTACAGAAAGTTTGGAATTTCCTTCTGATATTAGAATTATTGGAGATAGATTAGAAGAAGGGAACATTGATTTGAAAGGAGATTCTAAGCAAAAAGGTAATGTTGAGATAAATGGAAATACTACTCAGAAAGGAAATACAACACAAACTGGGAACATATCTACAAAAGGTTCTGTTGCAGCATCTGAAGATGTTACTGCTGGAGATAAGAGTTTGAAAAAACATAAACATTCAGGAGTAGCAAAAGGAACTGAAATAAGTGGAGGAGTAGCATAATGGAAGCTATAAAAATGGATGATGGAGATATTAAATTTTCAACTATTTCAGGAATAGATGAGTTCTGGCAGAGAGTAGTAAATTCTTTAAAAATATATTCAATTGAGTGCTTTTATGATGAAAATTTAGGGCTTGATATAAGAATAATAAATGAACAGGATGTAGCTGAATATAAACTTGAACATATTTGTAGAAAGTTACAAGAATGGTATAGGGCTGAAATAGAAACAGTTAGTTATCAAATAATTTCTGAAGCAGAGAGAACTTTAAAGGCAAAAATATATATAACACATAAGAAACATAATAATATAGAGAAAGAGGTGATAATCAGTGGATAAATTTGAAACAAAAGGCTTTCAAGGACTTATGGAATTAGCACAAAAAGAAGCACAAAAAAAAGAAAATTTTGGAAGTGATTTCAATGTTGAACCAACTGGAGATTACTATAAATTAGTAGCACCTTTCATATATCTTTGTTCTTATTTGGAAGATAAAGCAATTTCAATAGCAAGGGGTTTAAATATATACAATGCACAAAATGAGGAATTAGACAATTTGTTATATTTTTTTCCTAGAAGATTTGGAACAAAAGCTCAAGTACATTGTAAAGTTACAGCAACTAATTTTGTAGATGTGTTACAAGGAGACATTATCATACAAGCTGAAAATGGAGTGAAATATGAAAATATAGAAAGATTTGAAGTAGACTCTTCAAAGACTAAAACAATAGTATTTCAAAGTCTATTCGAGGGAGAGGAAGGAAACATCCAAATTAATAAAATTGAAAAAGTTATAAAAGCTCCAGCATCAATAGTTGATGTACAAAATGTTGAAATTGGAGAAGGTGGGCTTTCTTCTGAAACTGATTATGAGTATTTAAAAAGATATTTAGCTGGTAATAGCAAAGGTGAATGGAGTTTATTACCTATTTTAAATGCTATAAGAAAATTACCAGGAGTAAAAAGTGCTAATGGGATAAGAAACAATACAATGAATATAGACAGCTTTGGACTTTCTCCAAAAAGCATTTGGATAGTAGTAGATGGAGGAATAAAGGAAGAAATAGCACATGCTATTTATATGCACATTCATACTCCAGATACTAAAGGAAATGTTGTTGTAAATGTTCCAACATCTATACCTGATCATTTTGAAACTATAAGATTTGATAGACCTGCTCAAGCAGACATTGAGTATAAATTAGATATAAAAAGTGCTGATGAATTGAAAATCAAAAATTTAATTGATGAGTATATTAATGAAGCTGGAATAGGTGCTTTACTATCAAATGGAACATTCTTATATGAATATCTTTATAATAAAAACTATAAATATACCGATTTTGACTTGAAGTTTAGAAAAAAAGATACCCTTGTTTGGAGTAATTCAATTCAATTAAACTTTAATGAAATACCAAAAAGTGCTGGGAGAATATCATGATTGATGAAGTTATAAAGGGTTTACCTTTACATTTTCAAAAGGAAAATACAATTAAGTTTTATAAGACCTTGAAGCCTGTTATTGAGTACATAAATGCCTTAATAGAGGACTTAAAAAATCAAACATCACTATTGAAATGTTCAGGGATATTCTTAGATTTTATGGGGGAAAGATATGATGAAAAGAGAAATGGTCGAGATGATGAAACTTATAGACAAGCATTGATTATTAAAAAAATGGCACTTGATGGATTACCTAATACAGAATTTTTGCTTTCACTTACTAGGGAACTTACTAATAAAGAAGTTACAAAATTAAAAACAAGACCATTGCAAGAAGTAGCTAGTCAACTATTTAAGGTAAATATGATTGATGATTTAAAAGTTATTAATAAAATGCCTGACTTAAATAAAGTTTGTGAAGTTGGAGCAAGGATGTATTGGGAGCTTGAAATTATCAATAATAAAAGCAATAAATATTATTCATCAGTAGTTGAGAATATAAAAAAAATAGAAATAAAAGCTGATTTTAAACTAGATCAAACAATGAGAATAAATTCAAAGTTAAATACTGCTCAAGGGATAGGATTTACTAAAATAATCGAGATAGGGGGAATTAAATAATGAGTTATTTTGAAGGCTTAAAGCTAACAAAAAAAGGTGAACAACTTCAAGCTAAGATAAATGGAAATTTATCCGAAACTCTAACTTTTACAAAAGCAAAGTTAGGAAGTGGTTCAATAACTTCAAATGATGAGATTAGATTCTTAACAGATGTAAAAGAAGTATGGGGGACAGCTAATGTAACTAGTTGTAAGATACAGGGAGATGAAAAAAATATAGTAGCTATAGAACTTCAATTTTCTAATGCTGAGCTAAGAGAAGATAAAATCTTCAGAGAAATTGCACTTTATGCACAAGGAAATGAAGGTGAAGAAATTCTTTATGCTTATGCTAATGCTGGAGATAAATATGATTATATTCCATTAATGAAAGATAGTCCACATTCTTTTATAATAGTAATTTATTTTAATATAACAAGTGGTTCAAAAGTTGATGCCAAGATTGATTTACATAGTTATGTGTCACTTCAAGAGTTTAATGAAGGAATGAATAAAAAAGTAAATAAAACAGACTATGCTTCAGCTGAGCAGTATGGAATAGTTAAGTATGGAGCTGAAGAAGGGACAGTACTAGAAGGAAATAAGTTTACTCAGATGATGGGAAAAGATTATGGTGGAATATTAAATGAAACAGGATTAAAAGAAGTCGGAAAGACCTACTTTGATAAGAATACAAAGAAATTATATTTATGCAAGAATAATAATTCAGATATTTCAGCAAATATTAATAATTATATAGCTATGGACAGTCATTCAATTCTTGAGAGATTGGAAAATTTATTCACAAAATATGGAAATTTTTCAACAGACAATAATAAACTTAGTGGTAATATTTCATTAATTTTTAAAAGTAATGCTAATGATGTTTTAAATCAAAAATTTTCTGTGACTGAAAATGGCTTATATTTAATTTCAGCAACACAAAGAGTCACAAATACTGTTGACACATCTGAAACTGTTAAAATATTAAAAAATTCTGAATTACTTACCAGACACGATTTTAATATACCAATTGTTAATAGTAGAAGAGAAACTAATGTAACATTATCTACAATTGTATATTTGACAGCAAGTGATATAGTTCTCATTACAAGAAGTAACTGCGATTATATTTGTAGACAAAGAGATTTATTAATCTTTAAATTAATCTAATATATAGAAAGTATCTAAGTACATACTTTCAACTACTTGTATTGGGGATAAAATATACAAATTTCTAGTATTTTCATCGTATCTAGTTCTTGCTGTTTGACCATTAGGATAAGATACTAATACCTTCAAATTAAAACTTTTAGGCTTAAATTCTTTAGGAAAAGTGAATAGTAAAGATCCGTTTGTTAGAGTTTTTGATACTCCAGAAGGTATATCTAGAAATACATGTCCAATGTTACCTATTTTTTCAAACTGTAAATCTGTATATCTAGTTCCAGTGGTTTTATTTACAGATTCATATTTGTATAGATTTTCCAATCTATTCACTTTTATATAAAATGTACCTAACAAATTCGAGGAGGTAC